AATTGTGCTGTAAATCTTGAGAGAGCACCTTGTCCCGGACGATATCTTACTGATCTCTTAGATCGAATAACACCATATCCATATGCACCAGTTCCTGATGAAACCTCCATTAAAGTATTGGAGGTAGTAATCCCAGTGCCTGATGAATATCTTTCAAACCTATCAGAGTTTAATCCATATAATCCGTCAAGTTGAAATACTGGTGTAATTTGAGATACAATCTGTTCTCCAAATGCACCACTTCCACTTGCAGTTCCATTACACCCATCAATGTTGCCGTATCTATCGGCACACATATAAACCTCAAAAAGAGATCTCTCTTGGTTGAGGTAATCTTGGTTATTTTTATTCCACTGTGCCATTAATCACTCCACGATAATCTTTCTGGTTGGTATCTTTGTGCGTTTTTGATTCTTGAAGTATTTACCTGACCAGGATAAATCTGATGAACAATCGCTCCAGGATACTCTCCCTGAATTTGTTCTGCAAGTTCATTCTTAGAAAGCATCTTGCCTTCTACTTCTAAACGATAAAGTTTACCTTCCCACATAACATCAGCAAAGAAAGATTCTTGTGCAGGTTCTGGTTGAGAACCCCCTACGTTGAGGGTTCCATTGAAATCACCGTTGATGGTGATACTTTCTGAGAGAAATTGTTGAAAACTTTTCATTGATCAGCACTTCCAGCGACGACGGGCTTTGCAAACGGGTTTGTCTGGGGTCTTGGAGCAATCAATGTTATGCATATCTTGTTGACCCTTAGATCTTGCACAGAAAGACTTTCTGCGTTTGGCATCTTTACTTCCTGGTTTTGGATCACCAGTTACGGCAGTCTTCAACTTAGAACCAGGATTCTCACGACGATATGCCTTAACTGCTGCAGGACTCATACCATCAGTCTTATCGGATTTATTGACCTTTTGCCAATCCTCATCAAGTTCTGCTCTCCAATCAGAAAACTCTTCTTTTTTAACTTTTACTTTTTTAGAATCTCCAGTTCTAAACTTACCAAATGGAGTTGGAAGTTGTTCTCCATATTCTCCAGTTTTCTTTTCAACTTTGTCATTGGGATCTACATCACCATCAACGTCATAATCAATTCTTGTTGATGCTTTTTTTGAAAGTTTCTTGAGATTACCTCCACCAATTTTTGATTCTAAATCAGATTTTGTTGGTGTGTGCTTTGCCTCATCAATTTCATTTTCCTCTTTCTTCACACAGTTATTATAGGTCTTACCAAACATTTTTTTAGTTCCCTTTTTCTCATATCCCTTCCAACACTTTTGACCTTCATCAATCTGTTCACCTTTTAGTGGTTCTGGTTTGATAAGATCAACAAACTCATATTCAGTTGCCTTGAAGTCTTCTCTCCAGTTTGAGAAATCGTAACTCTCAGACTTATTTCCCCAGTTATCGGCACCAACCTTACGGCACTTTACAAGTGCTCCAGAGGCATATGCAGAAGGCCAGACAGAATAACGTGACTTGACCTTATGATAGCAGGCATCTTTGGTGCCACTACCTTTACCCGGTTTATCCTTTGCCTCTGTTACCTCTTCTTTCTTCTTTTTATCAAACTTTCTACCAATAGCACCACCTACTCTTTCCCCTACTTCACCACCAACAATTCCAGTTCCAATAGATGCAGCTCCTGCACCAGCAGCACCACCTGCTATACCACCAACGACACCACCAATAACTTTACCAATTTTTTCTCCCTTTCCTGCTTCATTTTTTTGTATTGCATTTTTAGTTGCAGTTTTACCAGATTTTAATCCACCTTGTACTGCTCTACCACCTCTTTTTCCAGCAACTTTAATACCGGATCTAACTAATCCACTGTATTCTAACAATTCCATTTCTTCTTTTTTCATTTTCTTCTTTGGATCTGTAGAAACATAAGTTGGTTTTGCAGCACCAGATTTTTGTTGCTGTCCCGGATCTGCTGCCTTTTTTCTTCTTTGAGCAGAAAGTCTCTCTGCCTTACTCATACTTGCTCTTTTTGCCGAAGAAACGCACTTTGGTGTTCCTTCACCAGGTTCATCACTTGCACAGGTTCCACCTGTAACAACATTAACCCAACCACTTTTGCCATCTTTTGACTTGGATTTACCAAACCAATCACGAAGTCCCTCTTCTTTGACAGTCTCTTCGTTGGTTACATAATCTGCTGCGGTATCAATATAATCTGCTGCTTTGGTAATTTTTGATTGAACCCATGCTTGCAGATTACCCTCACCTTTTTTACCCATCTTCTTTTGAAGACGTTTGGCAGCATTAGTAACGGTTTTCAATTCAGATCTTGCCATAGAGTATTCGTGATCTTTCTTTTCTTCACTCATCTTCTTTCTTCCTTGACAATGCGCTCTCTGAGAAAATCCTTTTGGGTTATTGCAATCGATGGACCTTTTATACTTTTGACTCCAACCTTCGGAGACGCCTCCGCCATTAGAACCCCCATTAGAGTCCCCATTCCCACTTCCATTGCCATTCGAGTGATTTCCATTTTTCTTTGTATCCTTCTGTTCTTCCCCGTTTTCTTTGCGGAGCCAACCACCAAGACCCACACGATATCCTGTTGGGATTCGCTTACACTTTTTATCTTTATAGCAGTAGTAGTATCCCTGCTTACACTTTTTCATTTTTAGTGTTTGAGTCATTACTATTTAGAAAACCTTGTTTCAACATTTTTTGCAGTTCTGAAGTTGATCCAACAAACACCGCATTATTAGTTACATTGTTTGTAGTTTTCCTAGAGTCTTCTTCTACATCTTTAAGTTTCTTTTGTAAGTCAATCAACTTATCAGTGGTATCCGCAACACTCTTAATCAACTGTCCAGCAACCTCATATGCCCTTGGACTGCCCCCTTCACCTGCTACCTCCATAATACCGTTAATTGCCTCTTGACCCTTCTCTATGAGGGAATAGAGGTTAGCACGACTATATTCATAGTCTTTTTCAATATCAACTTCTTTAGATTTTACAATCTCTGGTTTTTTCCTTGTGGGTTCTACCTCAACAATCTCACTCGTTGTGTTGAGTGCTTCATCTATGGAATCATAATTATTACTCATAACAATCAAATATCCTCTTGTCTAGTTGGACTATACCCCTTAGAATCTGGTAAGAAAGACCAGTTTTCTGTAAATCCAAAATCATCACCTGGTTCTGCACTGATTGGATCTGGAACAACAGTATATCTCATTTCACGTCTTGCAGTTTGAGTATTTGTATCACCGTAAAGATCTGCCTGAACCTTACGAATAAGTCCATCGGAAGACTCTGCAATAGGACCAAAGAGATAAGTCTTTGCAGTAAATCTTAGAGTATAAATGAGTGCTCTTCTGGTCTCAAAAGAACCCTCATAATCATCCTGGAAATCAATACTGTCAAGTATAATGGGAATATCTCTTTTCTCTCCGATTGACTCAACTAAGTCAACAGTTAGGTTAAATGATGGTTGAAAGAATGGGAGTATTTGCTCAATGATTTGAAGGGCATCATCATTCAACTTACTAAAGATATTAAGTTCAAACTCAATATTATAAGGAACCGGCATGAATACTTTTTTAGTTTTATTGTCAGTAGTATCGTTTGCCTTAAACGTTTGAGTTACTCCAGTTTTTCTAGTTGGATCATACTGAATCCTAGTCATCTCAAATGACATTCTTGGAAGAGTAATTGCAATCGATTTTGATAACTGCTCTTGCTCTTGAATCTTTGCCAAGAATTTTTGCATTGGTCCATAAGAAAGACCAACTTTAGTCTCATCTAAGATGCTACCATCACTTTTAGTGTGTCGAATTGAAATATTGTTAAATAAAGTTCCAAAACTAATAATAGTTTTTCTTATTATCTCGTGATAAAAATAGGTTCCTAACATTAATAATTACCAAATGGATTTGACTCTGTAAAATCTAGTATGCCGTCTGCTTCTGTTTCGATTTCTTCATTAACATCATATGGGTTGTCATAACTTTCATCATCATATTGTGAAACAACATATCTGGCGGAAGAAATTGATCCGACAACAATTTCACCCACACTAAACTTACCAGTATTTAGTGATACTCTAACATTGGTGACGGGAGGATTTCCTGGGAATGGAGATACTGTAGTTCTAAAGTCTCTAACTCTTGCCGTAGTTCCGGAAGATTGTCCGGTAATAATCTCATTATAGGTAAAGGTTCCAATGCCAATGGTAGAGAATCCTGCAATAGAAACTGTTGGTGCTTCTGTATATCCAATACCAGGATTAAGAATTCTGATTGAATCGATTTCAGTATTTGCATTAATCCTAGCAATCGCTGTTGCAGTTACTCCAGTTCCAGGTCCACTAATCGTTATCACAGGTGCAGATGCATATCCTGTTCCCCTATCACTTATATTAATACCACTTACACTAAACTGTGTTCCACCAATTGAACAAGTGGCAGCTGCCCCTGTTCCCCCTCCACCGGAGATTGTAATCGTGGGTGGAGTTATATATCCTTTACCACCACTTGTAAGTTCTAATCTTAATATGGATTGGACATTTCCGACACTTGTCGTTATAGCAACTGCAGTTGCCGGGAAATTTCCACCACCAAGATTTGGTGGATTAGAGAAAGTTACGGTTGGTGCTGTTTGATATCCAGAACCATCGTTATTCAAGAATATTTCACTAACTGCACCTGTTGAAATTCCTGCAGTTATTACTGCAGTTCTTGTAGTTCCAACAACTGTGATGGATGTGATATAACCTTCATCTTCTACAGTATTATCAACTTCTTCAATTGCAGTATCAATAAGTTCATTTTCCCATTCATAGAGTTCACAACTTAGTTCATAAGTGTAATTTGATCCTAGTTGATAGAATGGTTTTTCGTGCTCAACTCTTTTAATCTCAAATAATCTTTCACCGAGAGGGAAATAAATCAAATCACCTTCTTTTGGTCTGGTGATCAAATCGGCAAAATCATACTCGGTGATTCTACCTTCTCTGATACCTGAAGAAATACCTTCCAAAAAGGGAGCAATAAATTCTTCATATCTTTCTCTAGATATGGTCAAACTTATTTCATTTTTTAACCTAAGACCAAACTTGGTCATAATGTCACTGTCTGGAGCATATCCTTCATAGTTATTAATATATGCCTCAATCATAAAAACATCATCAAACTTTGATGATTGTATTTCTCTTATGATATCATCAGTTTTGAAAATCTTTCTTGGTAGATAATAAACATCTACACCATAAATCTTTAACTGCTCATTAATGATATCCTGAACAAGAAATTGTTCGTTTGTAGAACCTTGGAGGAAAAATGGATTTAATGACATACTTATTACCCAATCATGTCCATAGGTGGCAGTTCATAGTCGGATGACATTCTCTGTCTTATCTCATCCAGTTCTCTCTGCCCATCTTCATATAGAGCTCTACCATTTAGTTCAACACCACCAGGAAGTTTTACTCCTTGGAATTTGATCAAGTTTTGTCCCCACTGTTTCTTGATTGAAGCAGTCAAATATTTTTTAACAAAACTATCATTGAATACTTTTGAATAGTCTGCAGGATCCATTGCTCTGTAGCATTCAATCACAATAAAACTATTTGCCTCTTGTGCTCCCCAGTCAATATCAAGATATAATCTATTTTGTCTTTGATTGAATCTAATCTGCTTGTCTGTTGTCAATAACATATCAATATCTTCCAAATAAGATTTGGTCATTGAATATGTCAATAAGTCTACAGAGTTAAAGAAATACAAATCATTCAAAAACAACTGATATTTGATACTAAACATTCCGCCAGAAATAGAACTAGTATCAAACTTAAATATTTTCTCAATACCAATTACAGAATCTGGAACTTGGATGAAGTTTGAAGTTTCATAAAAGTTAGAAGTAACTGCTCCAAACCCAGCAATATTGGTTGAGGTTCCTGTTGTAGTAACAATACCAACACCAGTCGTTGTAACACCAACAGAACCTGATCCAGATCCTCTGCCACGATTAATATCATCTTGAGTGATCTTATACTTAAGATATGTTTTTTCTACACCATCAAAGTGTCTTTCATTAAAATATTGAAGTGTGTCGTCGAGTAAATCATCAACCTGTTCATCTGCAACGTTAATTTCCAAAACAGGTGCGCCAAGTTGTCTAAGGCAATAATCTTTGAGTTCTTGTCTAGTGGTTGGTTTTGCCATTAGTATTCTCCCCCATCAATGAGACCGGCAGTAAGAGTTCCAGAAATAAACACATTATTTGAGAACGTTGCAATACCAACAAATGTTGATAATCCTGCAACGTGCAAATCTCTAGAGAGTGTTAAGTCACCACTAGCAGTTAATGTAGATGCGGCACCAGGATATCCTGCTTCAAGACCACTTCTGGCAGTGATCAATCCAATAGCATCAACGTTAGTTACATCTTCATAAGTTAATGTTCCTGCAATAGAAACATTACTATTGAAAATGGCATTTCCAACAAATGTAGAAACTCCCGATACATTTAAATTGTCTAACTCAGTGTGCCCATCAATATCAACATCACCGTTGAAGTTAACAGCACTGACGAAAGTGGAAACACCCGATACATTAAGGTTGTCTAACTCCGTATGGCCATCTACATCTAGATCACCATTGGCATCAATGTTGCCAGTAAAAGTTGATACTCCAGTTACTTGAAGATCTGATGTTGTTGTTACACCAGAAACATTTAAGTTATCAAGTTCAGTATGACCATCAACGTCAAGATTTCCATTTAAATTTAAATTTCTTGCAGTTATTTCATCAAGTACGAGATCATCATTAACATATAAGTCCCCACCAACATATAGATCTCCTCCAGTGGTTGTAATGCCACCAGAAGATGCTAAAGTGGTAATACCAACAGATTTGAATGAGGAGTTTACTGTTGTTTGATTTAGAATATCAACTGCAGCATTAATATCTAAATTAGAGGCAAATGTTGCAATACCTGCAACAGAAATCGCACCACCAATATTTACTTGTTTTGCGACTCCAAGACCACCATTAACAACTAAAGCACCGTTTGTAGGTGCCGAAGAGCTGGTTGTATTTGGAAAAGTTACAATACCTGTAATATTCAAGGATGACGAATCAATCGTATCCGTCATATAGAAAGATTCTGTGGCAAGATCCCATACCAGGATCATTCCATCTCTAGTTTTTAGAGTAGAATCTACGTCAGTTAAATTAACTAGTCGTGTTGGTGGTGCAGAAGCATTAGATAATACACGGATTACATTCTGAGAACCAATCCTATCGTTAATATTAGGCATTACCTGGTGACTCCCCCTCGTATTAGTGCTGCACCCTCTACAGCTTTATATTCTCTGCCAGCATTTGTAATTTTTACGTCAAAAACGTACCTTCCAGGTTTCAAACTACTGGATTGTGAACCAGTTAAAGAAATTGAAATGATACCTAGTTCAGGACTAGTAATGGTAGATCCAAAAGATACTGATGTAGTTGCACCATAATGTTTTCTAAGCTGTGCAGTTGTTGATGCATCTGTTAAAATCAAAGGCGAATTGGTTCTAGTGTCTTCCAACTGAAATGACGTATCAAAATCATATCCTTGTTCGATCACAATATTGGATACATAAACAGCCATTATTTTATGATGCTAATATACCTCTAGCTATTTATATTAATTGCTGAGGCTAGTTATTTTTGAAGCAATTCTTTAAGAATACTTTTTATTTCATCAATATCTTTTCTCATATCATCCAACTCTTTTTTACGCAAATCTTTTTGCACTAAAGAGGTTACATATTGATTGTAACCGGCAGTATCGCAGTTTACGATAGCACCGGTATTTTCATCTCGATATAGATTTGAGTGTCCTTCTACCTTTATCATCTGAGTGCAATAACTCTAAGATCTGCGAAACGAGGTGCTTGTGCCTGATTGGAACTTGACATTACAATTTTAATACCATATCCAATGAAGAGATCCAGATTATCGACTGTGAACTCATATTCTAAAAATTCTCCACCTAGACTTGCTCTTACCTTTCTATCAGGTAATCCACTATTCTTAGATGGGTCAACAACTAATAATCCTTCTGTTGTTTGTTTCAGATTATTATATCCTGGGAACAATTCATATGATTGTCCAACTTCACTAGAATCTGCCTTTATAGTCGTATATAGAACTCTGAAATCGGCATCTCCAGGTCTTTCTGCGGCAATGATAACTTTAAGTCCAGATGCGGGATTTTGGAGATTAGTTATATTTGAATAATATACTGATGCATGTGGATCGTCAAGTACAGAATTAACTCTATTGTCACCTGGATAGTTTGTTATTGGTTTGTTGATTCTATTCAGATTAAATATGGATCTTGCAGATTCTAAATCTAATATTGGAGAAAGTGCATTATTTAGATCACTGGAGTTGAAAGTAATTGCAGTTGTAAATGATTTCTTTCTTGGCATAGCAGTTAGATATTGATTCTGATTTGCCTCAGATGCAACCATTCGAACAGAATTTAAGGAATTGAGAGAATTAAGTTGAACATCCTCATATCCATTGTCATTGAAAGAAACCTCTGTACCATCAACACTTGTTGAACTTACAGTTCTAATTTTTCCAGTTACGGAAGTTGTTGATCCAGGTGTCAGAATATCATATGAAGGAATTACTGCATCATACATTAAGTTTTCTGAGGCAGTTACTTTGTCTCCACCTACTAACTTTTCATCATTGAATGAAAGTTGTGGAGCATTTGCAGTCGCACCATCGTTTATTCTACTATTTCCTTTGGTGTTTGATCTATCAATCTTAATATGATAACTATCAATATCAAATGGTGCAACTATAGATGTTGTGATTCCATTGATTCTTCTCAATGAAACTCCACCAAACTCATATTTTTCCACAACAGAATTTGAGAAATGATTGACAGGGATGGTGCCATCAATAGCTCTACCACTTGGGGAAATGCTCAGTGTTCCACTACCAATATTGTTGTATCCGATAATCTCATTTCCAATCTTAACATATCCAACATATCCTCCACCAACTGGTCTTCCTTCAAAGGTTGTAAAGTTTGAAGTGGAAGCAACACTAATCGTTGATACTTCATCAAGTGTTACTTGAGAAGTCAATACTGTTGCTGGAACATCTGATTTAATGTTATTAACTACAACTTTATTAGTAGTCGAATACATTCCGTGATTGAAGTGGTCTACCTTGAAATAATCTCCCGAGTAAACTCCACCATTTGCAGAAGCAGAAACGATATTAGTTCCCGCAGCAGAAACTATGGTAGTTGCATCACTATAGTAACTTACGGCAGCACCTACAGCAAACTCCGTTCCACTAGTATCGAACTGACCTTGTACATTTGTGAGGTACAGTGTGTCTACACCATTGATTGCAGTAATCGTTATTCTTGCATCTCTACCAGTTTGAGTTGAAGTTGTTGAAGTTTGAATGCCAACAACATCTCCAACTTTGTAACCAGTTCCAAAGTCTGGGTGGACAGTAGAATGTGCTACACCGGTAATAACTCCACTAGCGTTTGTAGTTATTCTAAGTTTGAGATTTTCCCCTTCACCAGAAATATTATAAGTGCTTACAACTTCATTTGTAACACTTGCTGGATAACCAGAACCAGCAGTTGTGAGACCGACTGTTGAAACAGAACTACCTTGCCCAACAACTACTGCAGACCCACCATTATTATTGACACCTGCAAGTTTTCTACCAACAGTTACAATACCAATAAAGTCACTATTAGTTGTTGTTACGATACCAATCTTTCCTTTCTTGGGAAGAGTAGTAATTGGATTATTGATTAATTCGGGAACATAAGTATTACTTTCGTCAAGTGGTGGATTATAGAAGTATGCAGTTCCCTGATTTGAGGTAAACTCTGCTTTATAGAGTTTAAACTTCAAATCCTGATTCTGATCAGTAGTCCAAATAGAACCATTTTGAGATTTGAATAATGATCCAAGAGCAAATTGCTTAGTGTATATAACCTGATCAACATCTGGAAGTTGTTGGGTATTTATCGTCTTATTTCCCATAACCGCAGTCCAGACTTCATATTCATCACTTTGTTCTGAGACTAAAACGACTGCATATTCTCTTCCTGGTGGTAAGAAGATGGGTTCTGGGAATCTAACATTTGTTGCAACTTCACCTGTAGAAGATGTTTGAATGAGTTGAGTTTCAACTCCATCTTCGTTAATGGTTCTAGGTCTAAGAGTTACAGGAGTACCAATGACTTCAAGTGTTGGTGTTCCAAGTTGAGTAGATCTGATTTCAACTCTTATGGGTGCATTTCCACTATCGATAGATGCAAAATATAGATCCACTGAGGTTAAAAATACTCCATTTACATCATCATCAGTATCGATATCAGATTTAACCTGAATATTTCCACCAACTGTGAAAGTTTGCGCCAGTGGGTCTGCATATGTATTTGTGGTAACTCTTCTTCTTGTGGTAGTGGTTAATGAAGTGGTTAATGAAGTTCTCAAATTAACAGTATTAGAGATACTGACGTTAGTTCTTGTTGTTTCTCTTGCTACTGTTGATCTAAACTGTAACAGGGCTGCATTTGCACTATAGTTTGCTTCCGCAAAAGAAACCGAATTACTACCTGGTAATCCAGAGGCATTTGTGGGACTAGAAGTGAGTCTGTAAGTTTTTATGCCTGTTCGTATTCTAGTTGATGGTCTGGGTGTTTGATTTGGATCTCTTATAAAGAATGCTCCAATAAGATCTCCATAATTATCAGAGATCAACCTATTATCCTTTACAAATGCAATAGCTCCACTGGTTTGTCCAACCAATTGCATTCCTTTTACAATATATCCAGAATAAAGACCTTGAGCATTTTGTGATAATGCTGAAGTATCTACATTCAAAGTTTTTGATGTTGTACTATAAAAATTGCCTATTGATTCTTTATTATATGGATCTTGATTGTAAGTTGTTACTGGATTTGCGAATGGACCAGACTTATGATTGGGTTTGCAGATTCTAAATCTAATTCTTTCAACACCATCTACTACTCCAACAACAGTTTCACCAACACTAAATGCTGCAGATGCACCAAATCCAGTAAGTTGCCTATTATTTGAAATTTCAATGAGTTTTGGAATAATGTCAATTCCACTATTACCATCTAAGAAATGATAATATCTAGTGTTTGGTTTCAAGTTTGATGCATTGAACTCAACATTTTTAGATCTCATAAAGAGTGGCTGAGATGTTCCAACGAGTTCATTGCGAATAGTCGTATCTACAGTATCAAATGAGAATGATCCTGTTGCAGTTCTTGAAGAGTTTGAATCATTAGTTGAAGAAATAATCGATCTTCCAACTACTGTGTCTCTTGTAGTTGATCTTATCAATCTCCCCCTACCACGATTGACAGTTATTCTTGCAAGTCGTACATTGGTTCTTAAATTACTTCTTAGATCTTGACTTAAATTATTAACTAAGTTTGCATTCCTATTTTGAGTTCTTACCACACCTCGATCAACATGTCTATCTGGTAATTGAACTGTTCTAACCCAACTATCAACTTCTGGTTGCAGTTTTACGACTCCCTCATATACGACAATGTTGAATGGGTTGACATTTTCAAATTTTGTTGCAAATGGTTGTTCCAACCAATCAACTTGGTCATATGCAAGAGTTAGTATATTGCCAGTTTTTTGTATGTTTCCATCTAGAAGTTGAAGAGATGGATTTGAATATTTGTCGAGTGATAAATCTAAATTCTCTGGATTTAGGTCATCTTTAGTTGCAACTAAAGATTCTAAAGAATCACTGCTAATATCAGAATTCAATGTTCTAGAATCTTCGTCAACTAGTGTTGTTGAGAAGAAGGTATCGAATTTTGATTCATCGGAAAAATCATCAACAAAGAATCCACTCTTAAATCTGTTTCTTCCTTCAGCATCTTGAATCTGTAAAGATTGAGTATTAACTTCAAGTAAAGATAATGTTGTTACTCTTTCCAGATTTTCAACCCTATCCTCAATGAGTCCAATATCTCTCATTGTATATCTTCTATTATCTGTTAAGATAATATTTGCATCAGAAGGATTATATAAGTATGCTGGATATGAAATTGTTCCTAATTCCAAAAACTCACCATTTTTTGTGGGTGGTTTTGGATTTTTTGATGATATACCTTTTTCTATAACAAAATTTCCAAGAATATCTAAATAAATCTTATCAATCCTGGAGAGATAAAAACTTTGATTGATTACTGACCCCTCTTCCGGTGCCAATAATCTTAATGGGGAAGTATTAAATGCTGAAGTTCTTGAGTTGAAATCAAATGGTGATCGATCAGTTGTTACTGCAGGATCAAAGACGGATACTCTAGGTCTAAAATCTAATGTATCAGTTGCTCTAATAGATCCCCCAATATTTGGAATATCAGATGAGAATCTTTCTTTATCGTAACTATCAACGGTAAATACGTCACCTGTATCGTTTGTTGGAACCGTATAGTGGTCAAATACAACCATCAAACGTCTTGATGGATCTTGGGTATTTTTGGTTCTTACAAGTCTGGAATAATCATAGTACTGATTCTTTTGACCTCTATTCAGTTTGAACTCTTGGGTTATATTGCTAAAGTTGCCATTTGTAATAGAATCTACTTCGGATGTGATTCCAGATTCTTCAAAAGTTACTGCCTCACCAATAGAAAACTTATTTTCATTCAAATAAACAATCCCCAGTTTATTTGTACTACCAGATGAGGGAGTTGTTGTATTATTTGTAACTACTCTAGCAACTGCGTTACTTGCAGATCCTATAATATTTTCACCAATAAGTGCGTTGGATCCGACATTTACAATAGCAGGGAACTCAACTATATCTAAAGTTGGATTTAATGTATTTAAAGATTCATATACGGCAAGAACTTTTACTACGTCTGGATAATTGAGAGAAATTTCCTCATCCTGAACTCTCAAACCATAGTATTCGTTATAAGTCAATCCATCATTTTTAGAAGTTGCTGCATTACTACCAGACTCTTTTAACTTGGATCCATTTACAAATAAAACTCTACTTCTACTGAAGTTTTTAGTTTTACTTTGAATGCCATTCTTAAGGAAGGTTATATTTACAACGGTATCATTATTTGATTGTGCACTATCAAGATTTCTTAGAGTAAGCACATTTCCACTAAGATCAAATGTGTCGGAAGTAATGGTTCCAATGCCTCCACCATTATATCCGACAGAAAATCTTTCCTGATCAAAGTTTACCCAAGAAATATCAGTGATTCCACTAATATCACTGGTGTTTATGGTAAGAGTATTATCGGAGTTATCAACATCTTTTCCAGTAAGTTGATCGATCAAATAAAGGTTGGAATTTGATAGATCAACATCGGAAGTATTTTCTTCGGGTAATGGTGCAAATAAAGCTCCAGATCCTCTTATAATAGGTGCACCCAAGAATCCATTGACTTGAATATCTGATGTTGGAAGTGCTCCATTGAAAACTCCCGCAACACTAGATATTGCAGAAACCTCAAATGACAATAAGTCTGACGAGATGCTGGATATTCTATTGTAAGATTCTAAAGAAGATCCAGATTGTTGATATCTGATAACTGTATCCGTTCTAAGACCTACAAATGTACGTCCAGGAGACGTTACTGTGGAAATGCCACCACCACCAGCAGTAATGACTAACTGAGAAACTGCTCCAGGAAAATCAAACTTATCTAAAATAGAGTCTGCTTTGAAATCATTAGTTCCACTGAAAGGAGTGGTTTGTTTTACGGACTTTATGTTCTGAGTATTATATACACGAACTTCGGTTACAGATCTAGGTGATTCTACACCATTAATGATTAAAGTTTCTCCCTTTGCAAAAGTTCCGGAAGTCTGCCTTAAGAAGACTGTATTGGAAGATCCATCTGCAGTTGCAAATCCTGTTGCACCAGTGCTTTTTCCTTTAACAAAATATGATTGCTTAATCTCTGATGTAGTTACTGCTTGATTTAATGTGAGTTTTGTGTATGTTTGAATATCATAAAGTCTCAAATCCCAACTGGTGCTGGCATCTGCATATGCAGAATCAGTTAAGTTGAAAGAATAGACTCTTGCTTCACCGATCTGTTCTCCAACACAACCAAACTGTGCGTATAGAGAGATTGTTTCTCTCACTTTTGCTACGCCAGTTACATTATTAACTCTTAAAATATTTCCCATTTCAAATGGGACCGTTACGTTTTTAATATCTTCAGTATCTCTTGGTTTTTCTACATCAATGATTGATGTTGATGTTTTTTCAATATCATATCCTTTTACATATGCCTTACCTGGAGATATTTTTAATGATACAAGATTATCAGATGGAATGTTTCCTTGATCCGTTTGCTCATTGGCAAAGAAAGAACCATCATTCCCCAGTAGATTGTTTAAGGATTCTTCTAAATTTAAATCAAAAGGTCTTACAGTGTAATCACCAGACTCATCAAAAGTCCTTTCTGCAAGATAGTCTCTAATTTTATTATATTCAGTTTTTGTCGTTATTTTCTTAACTCTTCCGTTTTTTAATCTGAGTAACTCTACAAAATCAGTATCATTCGTATCTGTTAATGATCTTTTTGTGAGGGAAAGGAATATTTTGAATCTATCGGCACCTGGTGACGCATAGTTTGTAAATCCCTTTGCATTATCGTTTAACGATTCATCCTCTTTTGCATTAACAATAGATTCAGTTATTTTCAGTCCAACTCTATATGAAGGAGTATTCGTATATTCGTCTAAAAGGATTGTTTGGTTTGAAACACTTACAAAATAACCCCTTATAAAATAAACACCGTCACCAATTGATGCTGCTGATCCAATAGCAGTTGCATTTGTACTGATTAAAGAACCGAAAGGAGTTCCTGCATTTATAGTTGTATTTCCATATATAACATTTTCTGTCGCGGACAACAATTCTCCGTCTACAAATTCGGAGAACTCAAAGTTTGAATCGGATTCAAGATATTTTACATATAATGTAACATCAGTTATATTATCATTTTCTGTTGGTAGAACTACTTTTTGAACTTTTGCGGTAATTCCAGTAACTTGTCCCTGTATTGTTTTTCCAACAAACTTATCAATATATAACGATATATCAACTCCAAATTGAGTCGAATTTAGTTTAACTGCATAAAACTGTCCGTCATATGTTATGTTTCCTGGGATAACTACTGACCCCTCTTTAAACATATGACTTCCAAAATCTTCAATCTGATTTTGAAGTATCGATTGTAAAGTTGTCAGTTCTCTAGACTGAACAGGATATCCTGGTTTAAATAAAACTTTTAGAAAGTTTTTTGCTGAGTCGAAATCGTCATAATATGGATTGATATTTAAGTTTGTTTTTTGCGACATTTTTCTTTAGAATTCCAGAATAATTTTGATGTCTTCTTTTTGCCTAGAGTCTCTTTCTATAAGAGAACGATTATCAATGTAGATAATATCTCCTGTGTTTTTATTTATCTCCGGATCTGCAATCCCTGCTGAGAAAGTTACACCTAAACTAACTTGTCTAGAACCAATCGTTGTTGTGATTCCACTAAAATTAATGTCAACTGATCCCGAAATCGGAGATATTGTTGTAGTAGTTGATGCAAAACTAACAACATTTGCTTTTGAAGTAACATCATTCCTATCAGTCTGATTGATACCATTAGCAAAATTTAATGATCTATCTTGATAATACTTCAATACTCTTGTATCGGTATCATATGATGCAATATATCCTCTTGCAGTTCCATTTGAAGTCAATTGAGTTATTGCTGTACCAACAACAGGAGTTCCACTAAAATCTGAAGTCAACTTAATGGCACCCAAAGATGAATATTCATTGCCAGTAAAAGTTGTTTTTGAGTTATACTTTTCTGGATTCTTTATGATTCCAACTTGAGAAAATTTGGTGTCCGTTGGAAAGTCTTTGGTAGAGTCATCAAATCTAGAATAAACTAAAACTTTATCCGCACCCAATTCTGTATAAATGTCATAACCATGACCTCTAGATGGGGGAATGATCGGAATCAATTTTGCTAAGTTACTACCTAAAGAGTCACTTGACGAATGCCCAAAATCAACAATTCCGAAAGTATATCCACTACCACCAGAAACGACTGTTGCCTTTGTAATCTGACTGGAGGTATTAACCTCTATATTTACTTTTGCCCCAGTTCCATCACCCTTAATATCATAAGTTCCTGCACTATAAATCCCACTTCCACCATCTTCAATATATACAACTTTTATTTGGTTGTTATTTACAGTCGAATCAGCAGAATCTCTTACACTTTGAATTTGGAAATCGGTAGATGTTGACCAATTGTTTGGAAGAACAATATATTCGGTAGAGTCAAACTTAATAATATCACTCGGAGAAATGGTGAACAAATATTTCCAAATATACCCATCACCACTCGTTCCGGCAGCAGATGGTTCCAAATCAGTAAATGTGGGTTCATCTTGAGATGTATTTCCTGCCAGGTTCGATGAACCTCCAATATCTCCATGCGACCCATTATACAGGCATATATAAACTCTAAAGTCACTATTAACAACAAAGTAGTTTGTATCGTAAAGTCTTGCACTTCCAGAATTAGGAGTTTGATTTGCAACACTGTAATCATGACGATACATGTCATATCTAGTGTTTGCAGTCCAAGTAACTTTTCTTACAACTCTTCTAATATTTGAACTGTTTAGTTTTTTGCCAAATAAAGCAGTATTTCTATAATGACTCAAATATTGTTGATTATCAATAGGACTTGGTGGATTAGATGGAGTATTACTCCACGAATCTGATCTACCAAATCCTACAGAAGTTGGTCCAGGATTAGACAACCCTAGAAACACATAATATGAATTATTAGCATCCAATACAGAATCTACAAAATTATTGGCATTCGCAATTCTAAATTGGTCTGTTACTATAGCAGCCATATTACACAGTTTTTTAGATATTTATATTGTTTAGTTGAGTGTTTCTGGAAGTGCACCAGTTTTTCTAAGACCTTCACCTCGTCTTTGGATTGTTGGGAATGTGGATAAACCAACATCAACAGTTTTTCCAGTAACTCCAATAGAAATTGGAGGTGAAGATCTAGTAATCGATGTAAACAGTCCCCAAGAGAATTCACCAACAATATCTCCACTTGTAGTGAGTCCAGTTGTAACAGTTCCAGAATCAATATTACATGTCACAATTCCAACTGTTCCGTCAACAGTTATTGCACCAACATAATAGATATTATCCAAGAATGTTGTTCCAATACCAACTACAGCACTATCGGAACTATCGACTGATGTTACACCAGATCCAACCTTAGTATTCTTAACGAATATTGGATATCCAACTTTCAAATCATTACCAAATGCTGTTGGAGATCTATCAAGGAAGAACTTGATTCCTAATGGATGTCCACCTGTTCCCGTAGTAGTCTCAATAGATGTTACTATTCCTGAGAAACCAGAGACAAATTCAATACCTCCTAAGTTTTCATAATTTGGATTGGGTAGAGGAATGATAGTTTTTGGTGCAACAGTATATCCAAATCCTGGATTTGTAATGTTGATTGGAGTAGTTAAAGATCCACCACTTCCAACTGTTGCGGTTGCAGTGGCAGTTGTTCCAAATCCAACACCAATACGTAAAGGATTTTGGAACTTAATATTAACAGTAGATCCAGTGTATCCACTTCCACCATTGACAATATTAAGAGAACTAATAGTTCCACCTACACCAATAGTTGCAGTAATATTTGCTGGTGAAGGATCTTCTTTACCATCAACAACAATACCTGTCAATGAGTTGTATGGTCCGGCACCAAGATTATATGTAAAATCACTTACATCATCAACAAAAACTCTAGAATCTGAAGTTGAAACATCTTTAATAATTTTTGCAGTTGGATATACTTGAGAAAGTGTAGATTGTCTTGTCTTATATATAAACTCACCATTAATTACTCTATCAGTTTTCTGTTTTGTCCATGACATAGGTTTATCATTAACCTCATCAACTCCTTGGTCAATATATAAATTTGTTTCAAACTTATCAGAGAACGAAACATCAAAAACAGTTCTTTTATTTTGAGTAACTGTTCCAGAAATAGTATCATTTTTAAATACCTGAACATTATCACCTCTTTCCAAAGTTGGAATAACATTTTCTACTTGTATATCATCTAAACCTCTTGACCCCCTATAGAAGAAAATGTCAATATTATCACTTGGTTTTGGTGCAACACTGAACGCGAATGATGTGCCACCATCAAAAGTATATGAATCTCCAGGACTTTGAAGAACTCCATTGATGAATATTAATAATACATTTTGAAGATCTATAGTAGAATCTTCTGGTTTTTCAAAACTAAGAATTGATCCATTGTAGAATAATGGGAATCTGATTCTTGTTCCATCCTGATAGTTTTCAATGGAATCAATGAAGTCAAGTTCTCCAAACTGCCATGCTCCAAAATTATCAGTGAATGTCTCTAATACGGTTATTTCAAAATCGGACAATGGAGATGCTAATCCTGATGCAGTAACTAATCCAACTGGTTTAAACACATCACCTTTTCTAAATGCATAACCAGATCTTGCGATAGAGAAACTATTGACAGCAAAGTATGTTGAACCAACACCAACCGTTGAACTTGCACCAACATTAACATTAAGTAATAATCCAGTTCCAGTATCTGTTGTTGCACCAACACCTATTCTAGAAACGCCTGTTATTTCAAGATTTTCATATGTAGGTTCAGAAACGTAAATTCTAGTTTGATCAGAGTATCCGGAACCACCATTTGTTACATTAAATGTTAATGATCCACCAGCCCCAACAGTCGTTACTGGAGAAGCAGTTATGACTGCTCCTGATCCATTTCCAGTTGGATCAAAAACTGAAACTCCAATTGAAACAACTCCATTATATCCGGACCCAACATTATCAGTTGCTCCAAGACCAATACTATTCTGAATAACTCCACCACTAATCACCGCAGTGACTGCTGCACCAGCAAGAGGTGCATATCCAAGACCACCAGTCGATCCAAGAGAGATAATCATGCCACCTCTAGGGATTTGGTTTTGATTCACATCAGATTCCGAAATCAAAATACTATTTGGATCTGCTATGTCTGTTCTGATACCACTGAATACAATTGAAGATATTCCTGTAGGAGTAGTTTGTTCAATGATCCTGAAATTTTTTGATGGATTGTTTTGGGTTGTCGGAGTTTGGAATATTCCATTAATAAATACCACTCCATTTCCACCAGTAGTTCCAATTCCTGCAGTGTTTGCTCCACCAACTGTCAATGTGAACGTTCTTCCAATTCCACTAAATTCATCGGAAATATCATCATAAACTTGGTTTGTGGTGTAATCACTTCTAAGGAATACTCTACCAGTAAAATCGGAAGTTTCAAACTCTAAGTTGTTTTTATTTCTAGTAATATTTGAATTGCCTCTAGGTGCTTTTGTAAAGAAAATACTGTCCCCAACAATGTTGTAAGATCCTTTGTATATTCTAGTTGATGTCGAATCGGTATGTGATGTTGCGGAAGATCCCACATGACCTCTCTCGACCTGAACTAATTTTTCAGTTCCAGTATTGGTAATCGGTCCAACATTTGTTGTTCCAAATCCAACATTGACAACTTTCATATATTCATCATCGATTTTTAATATGTCAAGAGGAACTATAGTTGTGATTCCACTTAAAGCAAATGTTGTTGCTGAGGTTGTGATTCCACCACCATTTCCACTTAATGTTTGAGAGATTTTTGTGAATGTGATTGGATATTGTGCAACATTATCGAGAGTAATGATTGCTTTTTCATTTCTCTTTGCCATTGCAAATTTATGAGCATTTCCTTCACCTAAAGATGTAAATGTAACTGCTGTTCCCGATTTTGTTGTTGATATTGAGAACTCATTATCGTTATTATTGACAATGGCAAATACTTGTGTTGGGAGTTCTGCAATAACAGATCCATTTTTATACATCATTGGAGTTGATCCAACACCAACAAATGTTGATCCTGGAGTATAAACTATTTCTTCACCATTACTAAAGAAGTGGTTATTAATCGAAAATACGCCTGTTGATTGATTAAGGATATTTGTATCTGCTGGATCAAATGTCTTAGCAAAAATTGGAGTACCATTCGATCTAAGTACAAAGTCTTCTTTATTGATTCTATCTCCATTGATTGCAAGATATTTGGAAGTATTTACAGTTTCTACTGAATTTCCATATAAAAGATTTGGTGCTTGATTTAAGAAATCAACAGTTGTATAAAGACATTCACTGAAAGAGTGAATTTCAACATTACCAGTAAAACTTGCATCTGGATAGAACTTAACTAAAACATTATCTCCAGAATATTCTCCACCAAATGTTCCTATTCCTGTTGTGCTTCCAACTGAAAGGAATGAAGACTGTTGAACATAAATGTCAGTTTTGTCTTGAACCATCATAATCTGGTGGATAGATTTTGTTGATCCAATACTAACTTCAACTAAAGACCTTGATGCATCAAAAGTATTTTTGTCTAATGATAGGAGCGATATCGTACCAACCCCACCAGCAAAATCAGACTGATAAATTGCAGATCTTTCGTTACCAACTGGTTGATTTGGCAAGATATATCTATATGTTCCAACACCAACAGAAGTTGTTCCGAATCCTACGATTCTAGTTTTTACAACGACATCTTCACCGGAATCATTGTTGAAAGTCAAATTAACTATTCCAGAATCTATACTTGCTCCAAATGATCCAATCAATCCACTAGATCTTGAGAAATCTTCTGTATCAAAATAGAAGTCTGCAATATTTGTATCAGTTCCATCATGAGTTAAATACAACTCAACAAAATTCATGTCATTACTACTTTCTTTATAAATCTGTGCATTGACATGAAGTGACGTAAACTTATCAGTTGCAACTCCAATGATAGTTGAAGTAATTCCAGTAACAACTTCCTGACTGCGGGAGGTTAGATTTACAAATCCGACTGATTGTGTTCCCACACCAACAACTTGATTATCAAACTTTTTGTAGATATATTTAATATCATATTCAATGTTAAATGGATCTTCTGGAGTAAATCTGAGATAGTTGTCTCCAAATTCATCACTTTCTATTGAGAAGTCACCGTGCTGTTCTCCATTCTGTGTGGTGAATCCAGATCCGACATTTACTAAAGACTGTTTTTCTAAAATAGCAATATTTCCATTAACATTATTCTTTAAGAAAACTAGATTTGTAAGTTGAACATGATTTCTATTACTTACATCAGAAACTTTAAACAAATAATTGTTATATGATCCAACATCATCCAGATTCAATATATTTGTGTAAGTAAATGGTTCAGATTCAAAAGCACTAAACTGATCTTGAATATTGTCAATTTTTAAAACAATATTAGATCTGGACTCATTATAATTTGTGAGTTTTTTGTTTGATAATTTTAAGAATTTTGATCTTTCATTGACCAAATCAATATCTTTCACAAAATCAAAGTTATTAATGGTATCCACTCTTTTTTCATCAATATAATCTCTTACGATTGTCGTATTGTCTGAGAAACTAGAGATTCCAATCTTATCATCTTCATCGGATATTACTTCTGTATCTGAGAAATTTTTAGTTCCAACTGAGTGAACCAAACTATTAACTGGTGTCCTAATGTCTTTCCATTGTTGATTACTCTTAATAGAGTAAGAAAGATTTTGATAATAATCATTATCTGCAAGAACCTGATAATCTTCACTCAATTTTCCAGTTTCAGTATCCCAACCTTCGTCTTTTCTATTGGAGAACTGAATCTCATACATTCCATTATATTTGACCAAAGATTCGATAGTTGCAATATTTCCAGATGTTTTTCCCTCAATTATCTCATTAGTAGATAGATCATAAGATCCAAATACTTTAAGAGACCCAGTATCATCATATCCAGTGACTTCTAAATCTCTCTCTATACCATTACTAATAATCTTTTCTCCAACTTCAAACGCAGATGGTTTTAATGAAATTGTA